AATCTTTATCAAGCAGGGGCTGCCACGTTCCCACGCTCTGGACCTTGGCCTCTATGTTCGGAAACCTAACATTTCGAAAATGTTCAGCGACTTCTTCCGCAGATTCCTTGCGTGTGTAATGCCCATCCTTGAACCTAGTACCTACAAGAATAACGTCATAGTAGTCTTCGTGACTGTCATGCACCATCATCTATCTCCTCATCCTCATCGTCATCTTCCCAGAACGAATCATCCTCATCCTCATCTTCAACCTCCTCCTCGAGATCCTCCACCTCGATATCCTCCTGATCAATGACCTCCACCTCTGATGGATCAATCACCTTGGGCGCAAGTTCATTCTTCTCGATCAAAGCCATGAGTCTTGCCTCCACCTCTGAGCGGTCCATCTGATCGATCTTACCGGTCTTGATCTCCTTCTTATCAATCATCAACCCAGCAAGCTTTGCCCGTCCCAGCTCCGCCTGTACTGCCGCACCGTACACACCATCCTCCATCGCCGCATCCCGAATCTTTTGCAGGTCACGCGCAACCTTCTCAAAAGTAATCTCATACTTCCTCTGCTCGAGATCCTTCATCTCCTGAATCTTTCCTTGGATATGGGTATACCTTGGATCGTTCAGCATCTTGGTCGCAGCGACTGCGGGGAATGAGTACCCTGCTCGATGAGCGCATTCGGTATTGGTCAGATCATGATAGACATACAACTGGATGAACCGTTCTTGCTTCGGCGTAAACTTCATCTGCTTACGTCTTGGCTTGTACTGTTCTGGGTTCCTGAGAATGTCCTTACCTGGAGGAATCTTAAAGTCACGCGCTTCGGCCTCACGCATCACCTCTGCGACCTCATGCTTCATCTCACCTGCATCACTCATTTTTAAATCTCCTGCTACAACCCGCCACAAAAATTTTTTATTTTCTCAAGCCCTCTAAGAATACAAGAGAGAGTACACCGATAGGGAGATATTTTTAATATATCTCTCCCTCTCTTTAGAGAGCATACCTACCATACCATCATACCACCCTTATAAATCAATGACTTACGAGGTAGGTATAGTAGGCATGACGTAGGTATGACATATAGTGACCATACCTACCTACTTTCCCTATGTATTTCAAACACTTACCGACTTATCCACAGGGGGTAGGTATGATTTCAGATTTTTCATTTCATACCTACCTAAGTGACCACTAACCTCACCTATTTTGCCTAGAAAATCCATTAACTTTCATCCCTAAGTGTTTTCCCATCACCTGGGATAAGGTCACCCATCTCATCCATCATCGCCACAAAACGTTCCTGCTTTTCTGACCGCAGGGTCGCCAATAGATCCTGCAGCATCTCGGTTGTCACCTTCTTCTTCTCTTCACTCATTGTGTTGCGCCTTCTTTCTGTTATGATTCGTTCTGTCGCGGCATCCCTTAACCGTGACACATACCTTAGTTGCTTTGGGTATAACTACATCGGGGCTCTTTCCGGCGCCTCGGTGTAGTTTCTAAGCAGCCTAATCCCCGCAAAAGCAGGACATCGATTCCTCTTCTTCAAAATCAAACAACTGTCCTTGATCGGACGCCATGATCTTAAGCTCCCTGTAAGACGGGTGCTGTCGCCGGAATACGTTACCGATCCTTTCCTCTTGCTCTATCCACCAGTCCGCCATGTCCGGCTGCTCCCTGATGATAGACAGCTTCCTTGATACACTCTTGAAGAAACACAGGTCACAGTTAGACAAGGGGCTCTCACCATTCTGAGACATGGGAAGCTCTAACTTAAATGGTTGCTGGGACCAAAAGAAATCGATGTCATGAAGCGTCACACCGGCATCTGCTAGGGGCAGAGCGTAGTTTTCTTTTGCTCGCTGCTTCGCCACCCGTCTCTGCTCGTCCGCCCTTATTCCAACCGCTGTTAAGAACGGGTCATGACCCAGGGACTCCATGTACTTATTGATCGGCACCACCTTCAACTGCTCGGTGCATGCTCTGATCCTATCGTTAGGAATGAACTTCTTCTGTGAGATTAGGTTGTGAAAAGGCTCACCCTTCCTCGATGCCGTCTCGTAATCTACAACGATGCCAGCCTTCTTTTCCTTGATGAACTCGAGCCAAACAATGGGAACATCCCATTCCTTTGAGCACCTATCAACGAAATCAAGGGTCTGGGGCATCTCTTTACCCGTGTTAGAAAAAGCAACAACAACGTACTCAGGAAGCTTCCCGCCATGCGCCTCAAGAACCTTGTAAAGCATGTATGCTGATGTACGCCCACCGCTAAAGCTTATGACCGCTGGCTCATCAATTAGGTATGGGTTCACGACAACTCCTTCTCGATAAGTATCTGGGCATAGTGAATCACCTTCCGGAGATCATCGACCCCGCCCTTGTCACGCCACCTACTAATGTACTTCACGATGTTCGCCTCACACCAATCCAAATTATTGGCGAGTATGTACTCAGTTGGTTGGATCATCATCAACTTATAATGATTTCCACCTATCTGATCGTCAAATGCGCTCACGTTCTTACTCTCCTTTTCTTCTTCACTGCCAAAAGTTACCCTGTAAAGGGTGTAAAGCCCTCTTCAAGAATACAACCGCTCTTTAGAATCATGCGTCATCTCAACCAACTGATTAAAACTATATGGCGCAGACATTATCTTGTGCCTAAGAGCACCAGACCAACCCTGATACTCCGGTCTTAAAGCGTGGATGTACAAGCTTTCAAGCACATCAAGCTTTTTCTTTTCACACCTTATAAAAGAAAAAGAATCGAAGTCTTTGTGCTTTGAATGCTCTCTTACCCGAACTAATATATTTATCGACTGTCCAACGTAGACTACGCGATCACCCTTGACCAAAAAATATACGCCGCAGTAATCACTTGTATTGATCGGTGATGCAGCCTTTACGATCTCTCTTTCGATGAGCATATGCTTGCCAGTCAAAGCGTCTGACATAGAATGAAACTCAGCGAAATGAGCATCTCTTTTATCTAGAAGATCTGTTATTTCTTGATCAAGCCCCATTACTTCTTGTTCAAGCTTATTCCGCTTTTCAATCAGAAAATCTACGTTCATCTTTTCTTTAATGATTGTTGACGGACCTATGCTAACTGCTTCGGCCCTTGCTCGAGCGATAACATCAAGTATTCTGTACCTTTTACCGACATTATAAATCTTGTGCTTGATGGGCTTGCCAAGTCTTTCTTGCCTTTGAATGTAACCAGCACAACTAATCCCATCTACCGTCAATAACTTATTAATTTCTGAGCTTGTAAGCCAAGCCCTCCTGGATTCTTTAGGTATCCATTCTGGCCATCTTTCCTTCACACCACCTCCCTCTCAATGTGATCGCTGATACGCTCAAGCAGCGCCATCATCTTGTCCACCTTCTCGACTAGGTCATCGTACTTCTCCATGACCTCCTCCACCTCCCGCTCGTTTAAATCCAGACTAACTTTCATCACCCGCTCCTTCCGCCTCGACTTCCCACGGCTTTGCTGCCGTGCTCGTACCGAGGTAATGCCACATCGCCATGCCCGGTTCTGAATGGGTATGCACGATATGACTTAAGTGTTTCTGAACGTGAGTGACTGCACGCTGACAGGCATTCACACCATTTGCTTTCTTGTGTCGCTTGAGGGCAGTCTTCGCTAAGAACTCCAGCTCTGCCCTCTTATAAAATTCGTTTTCTTTCATCGCCTTCATGACGATTCCCGCTATCTCTACCTCGTCCTCTGCTACCTCTTCATCACTCTTCTTGTTTGGTGTCCGAGTGAAGTCGCTGACCTCCCACAAGCCATCATCGAAGTTGAACAACGATATATGTTCCTGTGGATCTGCTGCGTTACGCGCCTCATAAAAGATATTGATGTTAGGTTTCTCGCCCATCAACTTGATCCCGCTGTCGAACCAACCCGCGAACACCGACCCACCTCGAGCTGACAGGAAGGACCGGTCATCCGCCCTCTCTTTACCCGTATGGTGTGCGATGATTGTCGCCACGTTGTTCATCTCCATGAGCATATCAACCCGATCCAAAAGCTTTCTGATCTCGGTGTTGCTGTTCTCCTCACCATCAAAGAAGTTAATGATCGGATCGATCATCACGATGTCTGGGTTGTGGAACGCTACCTCATCACTGAACGCTTGGATGTCGCTATCCTTCATGAGATTCTTTCTGAGCCGTCCACTGATAATGA